GCGATCTCCTCCACCAGTTCCATGAGCGCATCGAGGTTCCCCGTCGTCGGCTCCACCTTGCGTTGCACCGCCACGTCGATCTTATAGTCGTAGCTGTACCGGCTACGATCTAGTGCTTTGCTGGCCACCGAACGTGGGACCACACTGACCCTCAACTCAGTCATCTCCGACAGCTCGAAGATCGGCTGATAGTGCCGTACATCCACAAGCGGTTGGCTAAATGAGGTCGTGTTCAACTGGGCAACTACGGCATCAGCCAGGGCAAGGATCGTTGCGGCCATAGTTCATTCCTGGGGGATGAGGGCACGCAGTACCCTTAGCACCAGATCATCGACTGGAGACTTGGTGGACCTCACAGCCTCAGTCAGTGCGTCGGAGTACAGGATCGCCTTGAGAACTGGCAAAACCTCGCGGAGCCTAGACTGATCTTGCTGACACAGACCAAGTAGCTGTCGAATCAATTCTAGCATCACTCAATCCTCACTTGCTTAGCATGGATTCGTAATACCTTGCGGAACACGTCCGACCAGCGCCACGGTGGCTCTTTACCCGGAGCCATGACCTCATACACATACGTTTTGCCGCCCTGAGTCTCGCGGATCAGGTCGCCACGCTCAGGCAACGTCGGATTGCTGCCAAGCACCAGGTCGGCGGCGTGGATCAAGAAGTCGCGGTCGGTCCACTCCATCCGCACGCCGCCGTAGCCGTCGTCGAGCTTCAGTAGCGTCCGCCCAACCGTCGCTTGCACTATGATCTCGTACGCCCCGCGGCGGTACACGACCGACCGCGTGGCGTGTTCCTTGAGCATCTCGGCCAGCCAGTCGGAGCCGGTCTGGAGCAAGTCAGGCATAATGTCCTCACTGGCTCATACGAACGCGGACCGTGGTATCGGAAGCAGCCGCGGCGCGAATCACTTTGCCGACCTGTTTGTTACCAGAAGATGTAGTCGTGACAACGTTGTTGGTGTCGTCCCAATACACGATGACCCCGACCGACAACGCCCCAGTCCCCTTTGCAAAATCGAAGACACCCTCGACCGCCAAAGCACCGTGTGTATTAGCGGGGATCGGCTGCTTAGCGACACCGACCAGTTCACCCTGTACGACTACATCACCTGCGGCCACATCCGCAGCCGGCGTGTAGTCGATCGACGCCCCTTCTTGGACAAATACTGCTTGCATAAATCACTCCTTATGTTATGCGGTCGCCTTTACGACGCCTCGGTGATCAATCCTTGCAACCCCAAAGTCCCAATAAGCACGCATTGACATTCCCAACGTGTTGAATTCAGCGTCCGCAGTCTCGACGACGGGTTTCCGGCGACCGTCGAGATAGGCGACCTGAAACGCGGGCAGCGCCGCTGGATCGGCAAGCAAATACCAGGTTGTTGGCGATTGACCACCACCAGACCCGGTGGACAGATACGGACTTGCGACCGGTTGGTAGCGGTTGACGTAGGGGTTGTTGACCGGCCGTGGTTTGTCAGTTGTGGTCGTCTCGTTGAGGGTTACGCTGGTATAAATTTGCAGTGCTAGTAACTCCAATTCAGTAGGCACAAGGAGATACCGGCCCTCAGTCGCCAGAGGGTCACCGTTAGCGTCCTGCATCTTCGCCAGAGCCGCTCTAGCAGCTCCGAGAGACGTAATGCTGAGGGCAGACGAAGTAAGTCGATTCCCACGCGCGGTCGTGTAGAACAAGTCAGTCTCCTCCATCACGACTGAGTACAACGCCCGCTCAATTGCGATTTTCGCACGCCGGCCAAGCTGACCGACCAGCGACCGAAACGCTGACAGCTCGTGATTGATGATCTGCTGACGGGTCAACGTCAACATGAGACCGTGAGTCTCATGCATGTTTGTATATTCGCTCTGAACCAACTGCCCGTGTTTAATCTCACCGTCTGAGGGCACCAGAGAGAACGAGCCGGTGGCATCCAGACGATAGAGGGTGTGCTGGTGAAAGTTGCTGAAGTCCTCCTGTTGAGCGATAACCTCATACGTGCCCGGTTGTGACGTGAAGGCATCGAGCAACAGCTTATTTGCGACATTGCCGAGAATGCCCGGCAGGTTGACCGTGCTAAAGCCTGCCGCCTGGACTCGCTGATTCGCAATGAGGGCGTCGTAAAACTCACGCCCACCATGTGGTACTGTGACTCCTGCAGATTCTAAAGCGAGAGCAAGGATACCACGCAGGCCACGACGGCGGTATTGCCAGGCGGTGGTCACGACTTGCTCGCCGTAGTCACGATCTTTAGCAAGCCGTTCATCGGCGATGCCGGCGGCCATGCAGAGCGCGGCCTCAAGTACTGGTTGCGTGACTTTTGGCCCGCGATCGCGAGTGAGCGGCGCTTTCGGTCGGGTCGCCCTCAAAATAGCAAGCTCCGTCTGCTGGGCATCCCAGCCCTCAGACTCAGCTTGCGCCGAGATTTTCTCCAGCGCTTCGATGTCGGCACCACGGACCGACGCTGCCTCCTCGACCAGAGCACGGATCGCGGCGATCCGCTCTCGCTCCCGCTTTGCCCGCGCGATCACCTCAGCGGCGGTGGGGGTTTCATCACTCATAACGTCCTCCTGACGTTGGGAAATGTGAAGGGAGTCATCCGTGATCCCTGCTGCGGCGACGGCTACCGATGTGCGACGATCAGCTCCAACATCGACAACGCTAATCTCGTCGAGTGTGGCTTTGCGCACGACATTCAATGGCCCGTTGTAACCTTGACCGTTAACCAGCACCTGTTGGTTTTCTTTAATGAACTCAAACTCCTCAACGCTAGCACCGACCGATGCTTGCCACGGGAAGCCGTTGCGGGCTGAGGCCACGACCTCACGGGCGGCGGCAGTATCTCGGGAGATCACACCCGTAGCGATCAGTTACCGCCCTCAATTCGCACAGAGTCGGTATGGCCAACTCCGACGATCGGATCGTGGGCATAGCGCACTGGAAGGGTTTGTGACGGGATGTCTAGACCGGCTAGGTCGAGGACGACCGGATAGCGCCAGCCAGCAACACGCATCGGGGTGCCGTTGTAGGCGACCATCCGAAAGCGTGGCAATGACGGCCCGTCATCGCTTGTCCCTGCCGCCTCAACGTTGAGGGCAGACGTAGCCTCAAGCCGAAGCTGGCGCGGTGGAGAATCACTCCTCGTCGATTGCTGGTTCGTCATCGTCGGAATCCTTTCCGAGGAATGGGTCAGTCTCACTTACGATGAGGCCAAGATCGCGCATCAGGGCTAATTCCTTCGCCCGTTGGCGCAGCGCCTCTTCCCAATCCCGTCCTTGCCGTGCGTACTCGTGGGCAAGTGTAGTTGTATGGTTAGCCAGGCGTGTAGCCTGAGCCGTGGCTTCTTTAGCGGGATCAACGTGTTCGTGACCGTCCCAAAACCACTGGTGAGGCCAACGAATAAATGGACCGAGGCCGGCAGGGAGAAGCCCGGGGATCAACACGGCCTCGTCGAACCAGGCGGTGAGGATGCGGTCGAGGACAGCGGCTTCGAAGTGCGCCTGCTCAACCCGAATCGACTTGAAGTAGGTTTGGTGGTCAAGCCGGCCGGACGCGTAGTTGTAGCCGCTGCTGTTGCCCGCTGCAACGTTAAACGGCATGTTCAGGCAGCGGGCAATCTCATTGAGAATCTCACGCTTAAACTCGGCGTAAGTCGTCGCGGGTTGCTCCGCTTGCAGCTGTGACATCTTCCAGCCGCCGGGCATGGTGACGAGTGCCCGCTTCTCCAACTCAATCGGCTCGAACGGCTCGGCGGCGTCGGGCTCACCACCGGCGGGGGCGTCGGTGTAGAGGATGCCCGCGAAATCGGCGGCCGTCTCCGCGGCAGCGATCACAGCCAGCGTGACGTGTCGGAGTTGGGCGAACAGCGGAAGTGCCGGCAGGATGTCGGGGACACCTCGCGCCTGCCCCGGCCGGTCGGCGCGGAACCAATGAATAACGGCCGCGGCCGGAACCCGGTCATATTCCCGCGAGATGCTGTAGCCGTCACCGGGGTGGTCCTTGAGGACGTGGTACTCGACCGGGTTACCTGCGTCGTCAAAAACGATCCCGTCTACAGGGACGTCGAGTCGGAAGTCAGGCGTCGTTACCTGGTCGGGTTCGATAAGTTTGAGGTCGAGTTGTACAAGCGTAGGGAGTTGGGGATTATTGGTCAAATTGCGAACGCTTCGCCGTCCTGTGCCCGCGCCATCCGCATCGTGCGGAGTTTCTCGGCTAGGCTGACCGCCTTAGCCCAGCGGGCGAACTCCTGCTCGATGCGGCGGTTGGCGTCGGCGTCCTCAGTGAGCAGCTGCAAGCGCGGCCCGGTCCCGATTACGTCGTTAGCCAACGTAAGGACGACGCCCTTAGCGTAGCTGTTGTTGGCGACCTCGTAACGGGCGCGGTTGCGGAGGATGCGCCGCACCTCGGCACTGTTGGCGGCGTTTGCGGACAGACCGTCCGCATTGGCCCAGTGGCGGCGGTTGTCGTCGGTAGTGGCCGCGGCGTCGTAGCGGGCCCGTATGAAGTGAGCACGCCGGGGGGTGCCGGCGTCCTTGCCGGTCCCCCGTACTCCGGTCATCCATGACCAGATGGCTTGCCACATGTTTCGATCGCTCCCGGTCGTCCTTGACCAGATGGGCTGCTACACGGTTCAATCGGCCCCCGGCGGAATCAACCGATTGAATCGCAGCCCACGCCATTTTATCTTAGCCGCCTCCTTAGCGGCCAAATAACGATCGGCCTCAATCTGCTCGGCGAGCTTATGCTGCTCGACACTGCCGGCGTCGCCGGACGCCTTAGCCGGCCCTTTCACGTTCTGTTCGATGGCGTCGTCAAGTTCGCCGCCCATGCGTACGTCCTCCTACCCATGTTGTAACACGAACGGGTGTACACATGAACACAGGCGAGCCTATATCGATCGAGATAGTTACAGATCTGTAATGATGTTCAGCTATCGTTCCCGGGTGAGCCAGCGACGACCGCAGGCGCGGCATTCGCGCAGTCGCAGCGTGTACCCGTGGCGATGGCGGGTATAGACAACGTAGCTATGGCGACAGCCGCAGCGGGGGCAAATAACCCCGCGCGGTGAGGGTTGTTTGTCGGTGGTCATCTGTAGTCATCTGTAGTCATCGGCGGCTTCGTTGTAGCTCGGCAAAACTGACCCGATTACGTTTTTTAGGCGGCTCCTGATCGCCGATGCTCGGGAGAGAGCAACCCTGGATTGACGCGGCCACAGCGCAGCCGACCAGACAGTCGAACCAGTGGTTGTCGGCTCGCTCGTGGCGCATCTTCCATTCGTCCACTGTGCGGCCCCGTCCCTCAGTCCGGACGCGGTACTCAGCGGTCAAGTGTTCCGCGAACAGGCGGTGCGTCTCCGGCTTGTCGCCGAAGAGCGAGAGGCAGCCTCGACCCCCCATCGGCACGGCCAGGCGAGCATAGATGAAGGACTTCCAAAAGTTGGTGTCGAAGAGGACATATCGCACCGTTCGCTTGCCCTGCACATTCGGCACCCGCCAGTTGAGGCCGACTCGATCTCCCGGCTTACGGCGGTACTCGCTGAACGGTTGGCTCGACGCTCCGACGAACCGCCCGTGACTCGGCATGACCACCGAAGCGTGCGCGGACTGCCGGCAGAACTGGTAGATAACGTCCGTCGAGGAGCCCCAGTTAGCATCGATCAG